GTTTCGCCGAATGTGAAGGTCTGGTCGGGCCTTCGTAACACGACGCGCACCGGAACAGCACTACCGCCTGCGGGCATGAACATGGCGTCCCGGGCCATGTTGGGATCGGCAAACAGCGTCTCAAACGCCGCAGCGATGGCAGACATCAGAAGCCACCATTGAGGCGCACGCGTCCGATCACGCCGCCGGCACCGCTGGCCACGGCCTCGGTGGCAACGCCAATCAGCGTGGTGTCGGTTGCAGTCTTCGTCGCCTGCTTGGTCTCGTCGTCCCAGTAGATCTTGTCACCGGCAGCCCAGGCCTGCGACGGAGCCTTCTTGAGATCGAAGACACCGACAAGCACGGCCTCGACCGTTGCACCGCTTTCGGCATCGCCAGCCGCCACACCAAAGATCGCTCCAACAAGCAGACCGTCGCCGGAGGCAACGGTGTAGGGCGCGGTCAGGGTGATCGTGCTTCCTGGTTGAACGAAGTTCTTAGCCATGTTTGGATTTCCTTTCACAAAAGAACGGCCGATCCGGCCGCCTGCAGGTCGGCAGTCAGGTGTTCGAAGAGGTGCCCAGCTTTGCACCTGAATTTTTATAAAGTCCGCGCCAGTCGATGGCCTTGGCGCCGAAGTCGAGCCGGCATTTGATCTCGACGCCGTCGACGTCGAAACCGTTGCGCGTTTCGATGTAGGCACCCTGCTGGCCTTCGAGATAGGCGTATTCGATGGTGTCGATCTGGTTGGGACTGGCCGAGAGATACCAGGCTGTTTCGCTGGCTCCATCGAGACGAGGCTCGGCGATGGGTGCAAGCGTGCGGATCGATTGCGGCACCACATTGCCGCTGGAGGCCGGCACCAGGCTCTGCGCGACCAGTTGCTCGGCTTGCAGTTCCAGGGCTGCCGGCACAATCAGAAAAGCCGGGCGGATATTGAGCACCGTCTTTTTGTCGAGGCCGGTCTGCCTGGCCATGGCGGCCCTGGCAGCGCCGACACTGGTGACATCAAGTGCTGTGCCCGTGCCCGCCAGGTTCCTGTGGCTCGCATCGAACAGCGCCTTTCCATCGGCCATGGCCGGGTTGGTTGTGATAATGCCCCAGACGACATCGCTTTCGAGCTGGGCAATGGAGTTGCCGTACATCGCCGGAATGCGGGTGAAGGCATCGAGATCGTCGTTGATCAGCACCTGTCGGGTAATGGCAACGACACGGCCATAAGTCTTGACGTGGTAGCTTTCCCTGGCCTCACCGAAGGTGCCACGTTTGAATTCTCCGCTCTCATTCACTTCGAGAAGTTGCGGCGCCTCGCCAAGCTGAACCCGGTGCATGGCCTTGAAGTCGGTTGCCAGCACCTGGCGACAGAACAGCGCAAACGTCCGTGGATAGGTTTCATAGGCCTGGCGCAACGTCTTGTTGGTGACGGCTGCCAGGATCTCGGGAAAGTCAGACGTTGAGTGCAGCGCCCGTGTTGCCACTTCATCGCGCGACAGGCCGCGAGTGCCTTCGCCGGCATTGGTGAGACTGTCGCGAGCCAGTTCCAACAGCGTCATGCCGCGATATTGCCGTGCCGCCTCCTCCAACGGAAATAGCCCTGGGTTGTAACGGTGCAACAATGCATTGGACACCGCATCTCGACGGGTGATGCGCGCATCCTGGCCGCCAGGCGGCACGGAGACATGTGGAAAGGTCCGGGTATCCTCGGATTGTGCCGCCACCTGATCGAGAATAAGACGCCGGGCTTCGTCGATTTCCGTGCCACGAGAGACCAGATCCTCGGCAAAGCTGCGCTCCAGGTTCAATCGGCCGGTCAGATCGTAGATGGTCGACACCCGCGTGCGTTCTGCTTCGCGGGCACGGTTCGCCACGGTTTCTGCATCGACAGTCTCAGACTGTACAGCCTCAGGCTGCGTAGCCCCAGGCTGCAAAGCCTCAGGCTGGGCACGCGTTTCCGTCACACGGGTTGTGTCGTCGGTCATGGTGGTCTCCTCAGCGACGCTCTTGTCGCCCGTCTGCTCAGACGCGGCGTTTTCTGTCGGGGGTAAAGTCTCGGTTTTCTCTGTCATTGTGGAGGTTCCTTGTGTGTTGATAGCCCCGTCCAGACGGTGCAGGACGCAGTCGTGACGTTCGCTTTGTCCGCGAAAGCCGGCGGCAGGATCCGCGCCGACCGGCACGGCAGAAATCTCAAACGGCGTCCAATCGACCGCGCGCCACAATTCACGGCCACCATCGGGTTTAGACACGTCGAAGCGGTGGACCTGGTAGCCGATGGAGACTGCCCGGATGTGGCCGGCCTGGATGTCACGCCAGATCGGCTCAACATCGGCGCGTTCGCTGATGCGCACCTGCGCGATGCCGCGGCCGTTCTCGATGCGCGCAGAGCCCGGCACCACAGAGCCGATCACAGCATCCAGCGTGTCGATCTCATGGACCTTCAGAAACGGCGCGCCTGCGTTCAACCGCTCCAGGCGGACATGATCGGGATCGAGGCTTAATTCTTCGTCGTAGGGCTCGCCAAATAAGCTGGCACGGCGCACACGCGCCCCTGTCGACCAGAGCACTTCGACGGTGCGTGCCTCCGTGTCGACTGTGTTTGGCGCAAGCTCCGCCAGCCGGTGCAATGCCGGCAATTCTATCGTTGTGTTCATAGCATTAATCCTGTTCGCCGGTGTCCAATTGCTCGACATCGTCCGCTGCGTCGTTTTTCGGATCGCCCATCGGATCCGCTGTGTGCGCGCCGCCGCTTTTGGTGACGCGGCGCGGATCGCTGTCGAAGACAAGCCCGAGTTCGTCGAGTTTGGCGTTGGTTGCAGCAATCTCGGCCAGCACCGCATCCGGGTTACGGCCCTGCCGAGCGATGGCCTGTGCCAGCGTCATGGTGCCAGACCGGATCGCCAGCAAATCCGCCATCGCGTCCTTCTGCGGATCGACGGCTTCAAACTTTGGCGGTTGCCATTCGACCGGAACATCGGGCGTTGGGATTTGTCCTGCAGCCCATGCCGCTTCCGTAAACCAGCGCCAGGCCGGCGCGCAGAACATTGGGATGAACAGCTGCCACTGCACCGCATCGATCATTCGGCGGAACTCCACAAGCCCGGCCCGGATCGAGGAATAATTGACCTGGCTCAGATCTCCCGTGAGCAATTCATAGGGCACCCGGAAGCCCGCCGAGATGGTGTGCAGGCTGGCGCGTTTGTATTCGCCGTAGCCGCCGGTGGCCGAGGGCTGATTAAAACGGATGTCCTTGCCACCGCGGGCATAGGCGATGAGGCCTGGCTCGAACTGCTCAACACGATTGCCGTCGGCATCGACCACGGACGGTGCAATGCCCTGTTGTGCTTCATCGTCGCCGAAGACAATGGCTGTGACGCAGGCCTCGGTCTTTTTGCGAACGATCTCGGCAACTTCATAATCGTCGAGATCGCGCAGCGCCCGGATCACCGGCGCACCCCAGGGCACGCCACGCGCCTGTGTGCGCTGCTTTTCATAGATGTGCGCAATCTCGCCGGCAGGCACCGGACGGCTTGCCAGGCCGTTTTGCAATGAGCCATAGGCGTCGCCCGGGTGCTCGGCATGCAGCCAGTAGGCCCGGCGATTGCCGATTGGATCGAATTCAATGCCCTGCACGAACCTACCAGCGCCGATGGCGCCGGACTTGGTGGCATCGAGAAAGTCGGCCTCCAACACTTGAAGCTGCAGCGGGACCGGCAAGCCATCGGACATCCGGCGCGGGCGGCGGCGCACCAGCACCTCGCCGGCCTCGACCATCTCACGGCAGATCAGCGTTTGCAGCCCGTAAAAATCAAGCTGACCATCGCCGTCGCAAGATGCGGCCCAGCGCTCGAACAGGCTGTCAACGGTGCGATCAAGTGTTTTGTCGCCGCTTGCGGCGCGCGGCATGATACCGGTGCCAACGATGTTGTTGACCAGCACCGCCACGGCCTTGGCGGCATGCGGATTGTTGCGCACAAGATCGCGCATCCGATTGCGCAAAAGCGAGCCGGCCATGCCAACCTCAGTGTCGGCCGAAGCACCGCCGGTCCGCCAGCCTTCCGTGCGTCGGCCACGGGCGGCACCGTCATAGCCTCGCGCTAATGTCTCCAATGCTTGTCGCGCCAACACGCGACGCGCGGCTGCGCGTGGCGCCACGGATGCAATGGCGCGGTCAATCCAGTTCATCGCCGTCATTGATCCCCGCGCGCAAAACCAGCACGTGCTGCTATGGGCAACGGCCGACCAGCGCATGCAACATCGCGTTCAATGGTGCGAATGCGCGCCAATAGATCTTCAGCAGAGCCGTAATCCACGGACTTGCCATCGTAACTGACCTTGGTCGTGCCGCTGGCGTATGCCCGGCGCAG